ATACCTTATTTGGGTACTTTTTATGTTTAACTCTGTTTAAAACTACATGAGAAATAGCAATTTTCTCAGCTACTGCTTGAGAACGTGCTTCATGGTAAATATTTTCAGCCAAACACAGTAAATCTGTGTCGTACTCAGCCAGTGCTGTTGCTGGAAACAGCAATAAAAGTAATAATAAGTATCTCATTGCTGCGTAATGCTGATTGTGACATCGCTGCCGTTATTAATAATAATATTATTTCTCTTTCCTTCGTCTTCAAAGAGAATATTATACCCGTAATCTGATTGGAGATCCAACCTTACTGAATTATTTGTTTGTCTATATAGCACTACAAATTCCTCCTGTAAAAAAGTATTAAACTGCGTGTCAGAATCAAAACCCTTACTAGTTCCTACAAGTTCAAAAGCAGTACTATCTTTAAGAAAGTCCTCTTCTTTTGTTTCTAGGTCATCAAAGTTATCTAACAAGTCCATTAGAAAGTCTACGTTTAGAAAATCTATATCGAGTTCTTGAAACTCTTCTAATAAATCTTCTTCAAGTTCATCTTCTAATAAATCCTGGTCTAATTCTTCAAACTCTAATAAGTCTTTTTTCTTATTCTGTTCTATTACCTCTTCTGGAACTACTTCCTTAGGAGGAGAAACGATTAACATATTGTCAATCAAAGCCAGAGTTATATCTAAAATTCGAGGCTCTGAAGGAGCTGCTTCTGCCATAGAAACAGTAGTAGCCTGATAAGGCTTAGTTAATGATACTTGGCCTCCCATAGAAGCAACAAGTATCTCTCCAGATGCCATTCCAAACTCATCTGGAAGAAGTATGATTAACGTTCTTCCAATCTCATCAA